AATAGGCTCAAATAAAATAACCGAATCTGGCCCAATGCGAACATCTTCAAGCAAGGTAGTTGTAGCTCCAGATGCCGCAAGCGTAACAGTACCAGTTGAGTTGATTTTACCCTCAACCAAGTTGTTGACGACCTCCGCTACCTCACGAGGTGTGCCACCCATGTTTTGAAGTCTGCGGTACTGATTAGCCATTATCGACGACCCATAACTCCAGCATCAACATCAATGCCCTGCGCCTTCTTCCATTCACCAGTTAGGTTTAGTCGCACCCTGTGATAACGCCCATTAGAACGCACTGGACAGAAGTTACTGTCATTAAGAGAAGATGCTGCACCAAAAGAAAAGGCGTCAATCTGACGATTACGAGATGCAACCTGCGCTGTAACATTGCCGCTTGTCGCACTGGGGCGTAGCGTAACGTATGGCACAATGTTGTTTACTGTGGAACGAAAGCCAGTCTTTACTTCAAACTCTCCAGTTTCAACTACTGCGTCTAAGACTTCTCCTGTGAATGTTTGGATTTTGTTATCTTTCGATGCTGCAAATAGAAACTCGCCGCCGCGATATACAGGGCCATCAAGAGAAGCAGGTAGAATATCAAGAGCACCAAAGGCAGCGTCAAGAGCTTCAAGAGTATAACCAGCCGTGTAAACAGGCGCGATAACGTCGACAGCAATGTTTGCAGTAGACCACTTACCCAGCGCGTAGTTGTAAATAATAAGTTTATCAGGTTTGCCATTTGTCGCTGCCGTGCTTGTATAAGACCAAACAATAATTTGGCGCAACGGGTCTGCTGATGCGCTCATGTTCCCTGCATAAGCACCATTCCAATCCTCTAGGAAAAAACGATTAACTTTTTCTGCGCCAATAGGATTAGACTTCTCTCCATCAAACATGTAAAAGCCATCATCCGCAAGATAAAATACACTGTGGCCTACATTGCATACACTGCCAGCAACCTTACAGCCACGCACAGTTTCTACTTTGTCAAACTGAAAGATAAGCGGAGCGCCAATGTAAGTGCCGCGCACGATACCTTTTTCCATCAAGATGGTTGCATACTCGCCACCAACAAGACCAGTAACGTCACCCAAGTCTTGAATGTCTTGATAGTCAGCTTGCGTATCAGCAGAGATAGCCCAATTAGTGTGGTCGTTCAAATCAGACCATTGAACACGGTAAGGCTTGTTGCCATCCGTGGCATCGTTTGTAAACCCAGTCATAACAAAATCACGCACAACGGCAATATATTTTGCCTTTGGCGCATCTGCTGAAAGGTCTGCAAACTGACCAGCCGATGCTGCAATAATTGTTTGAATTGGGTCGGCAAAGTTTGTGCAGATAACAGATTCGCCAAACTGAACAAAACGGGGTCGGTCAGCTAGTGCTGTAGAATAGTTACCTGTTTTGCTGATATTTAATAGCGAACCATTAGTAGTGTCATATTGATATATTTTTGTGCGGTCAGCCGCATATAACGCAACGTTGCTGTCATCATCAGCAGCAGCAAATAAGCCGACAATAGAGTCGTCTGCTACGCCGCTAATCGGTGAGATATCTTGCATACTCTCATATCCAACAGCAGATGGTATGACGTTGGTTGCAACAGTAGAACCAGAACTACCAAAAGCAGACTGGTCTGGTAAGAACTCGCCAAATGTAATCATTATCTTTCACTCCAAACATCTGTGCCAGAAGCAATGGGTGTCCATATTTCTGAACCAGCAATTTGCTCAGACCAAACTTCTGCACCAGCGGCAATAGGTGTCCACGTTTCGCCCTCGTCTATCTGTTCAGACCATACCTCATTTCCAGCAGGAATAACAGACCATAACTCTCCAAGCCGTTCTGCATCAACAAGCATTGTTGTGATAGCTTGCGGAGACGACGTGCCGACAACTTCAAAGTTTGCAGTCACATCTGGTATTACCGCAAACACAACCAATGATGCACGGCCAGTGGCAAGCAACCCACCTACAGAAGTAGCGGTAGCACTTGTAGAGGCGGCAGCATCGCCAACCCGAATGCGAGCCGCATCAGAACTTACAACTGCATTTGTCGCCAAGGATGAAGCGCCAAACTGTATGCGTATGCCAGAAGAAGAAACAGAAGATGATGAAGATAGCGACGAGGAACCGACAACAACCCTTATTGCCTCTGAGGAGACAGATGCTGATGCAAATGGCTGTGACTCACCAACAGCAATACGCAGTGCGGTGGCGACCATTGTTGCTGGGCCAACCACAAGAGATGCCCCAAATTGAATACGGATACCGTCAGCAGTTACATCTACTTGTGCGGTCTGCGATGACTCACCGACCACAATGCGTAGACCAGTGCCTAGAACGGACGAGGAAGCCAATACAGAGGCTTGTCCGTCAAGAATAGCAAATGATGTAGCAGAAACAGAAGATGACGCAGAGGCGCTAGATTCACCTTCTCGTAGGGCAGCAGTTAGCCAAACAGAACTATCGAGAGAATACGGTAGAGTATCTAACGTCCCCCAGTTGTCTAGCTGTTCTAGTGTTGGCCCTACAATTTCAGCCATTACACTAAGCCGCCGTGATGTCTACACCTGAAGCAGCAACCTTAAAGATGTCAGCATCATTGATAGTTTTAGACGCTGTTAGTGCTGCGTGGAAAAGAAGGTTGCCAGCAGTAGAGGCATCATAGATACCAATGTGGGTAATCGTTCCCCAGTTACCGCCTGAAGCAGCAGGAAACTCAACAGCAGAACTGTTAGAAGCTGTGCCACCAGATGACGCACCAAATGCCATAGCTTGACGTGCGTAGCCAAAGCCACTCACTTCTGCGCCAGTGCCAGCATCGGTTGGGTCTGCTGTGTGCAAACCAATGTAAACGGCAGCAGGAGCTGATGTGCTTGCTGTGCCTAAGAAATGGTCGAGAAATTTATTCTCAAGGTAGTCGCTCATTGCGCTCATAATTATACTCCGTAGTAGTCAGATTTCATAAAGAGAGCAGAGCCAGCGTGTTTGCCTTCATCTTCTTCTCTTCGGATTTCACTAATAGACCGTGTAAACAGTTGTTCATACAGGCCTGTCTTTTGGTCATCCATCAAATATACACCAGCAGCGGCCAAAGAGCCATAAAGATAAGCATCAGGATGACGTGTTAAAATCGTGTTGCTAGTGTTTGAATCTGACAGTGTGTCTGCGCCTTCACCATAAACAATCTCTGCCGTATAAGTGGCATCGGGTGTTGGTGCAAATTTAATCTCTGCGCCAATAACTGTATAGGCGCGAGGCTTGCCACTAGCATTAGATGAATACATTTCATCCAAACGCACAGGCGTATAATACTCTAGGACTTCTGTAGGGGTTGCGTTTAGCTTCACAAGGCGCACAGAGCGCAAGTCTGTAGGCAGGGATACATAAGCATCACCGCCAACGATAGTGGCCGTAGAACGCTTCTCTTGAGAGCGTGTGCTAAGTTCACGCCCCATGCGAGCTTCTGCTAATGAAATAAATTCTGGGATACGGTCGGTTAAATCATCACGAGCAAGAAAATTTGCAATAGCAGTTTTCAGTTCGCTGTAAGTTCCTATTGCCATTATACGCTTCCGCCACTTGTTCTAAAGACTCTGTTGTCATAATCATTGAGCCACTTTTTCCACCCATTAGGATTGTCCCGTGGTTCGCCTAGCTCTAGCAGTAGCTTATGATACAGTGCTGTTGGAATTTCTGCAACCTTCTGTTGATGCCTTTGCGTGTTCCCAATCAAACTATCTTTACGATATTCGTTTTGTTCTTCCCTATTCTTCTTAATCAGGTTGTCGATGTTTTGCTTAGTCTCGAAAACCATATTCCCATTGTTTTCGATATGCACCCAAGTCTCTTTGCCAGCAGACTTGTCAACTGAAACTAATCTTTTAGTCATAACGTCTCCTCATAAGTAAAGAGGGTGGTATCGCCCATTGATACCACCCTCCAACTTGTTGACCTTAGTTAAGGTCGTATACAGCGCCGTGAGCTTTAGGAGCAGATACTTTAAGTGTCCACTCAGTCACGATTTGGAATTTCTCGCTGTCGCCAGTGCGAGCAAGTTCGCTAACAGCGAAGTTACGGCTTGGCAGTGTGCAGATTGAAGCATAGTCGCTATCAAGCAGAAGCACACGGTCATCAGACGCGAAACGGTCGATGACAACATCCAGTTGACCAAAGTCAGACAGATACAAAGAAACTGAACCAACGATAGCTGCTTCACGTGGAGCAGTGTAGTTGATTTGGTTTGTTGCAACTGAACCACCATTCAAGTCGCTGAAAGCAACTTTTTTGGCAGGAGATACAACGAGCATGTTTGGCTGGCCACCATCGGTGTAAGCAGCTTGCATGGCTTCGTCAATCATAGCCAAAGTCAGGTCACGGTCAGTGCCGCCTGTTGGCAGGTCTGAACCGTCGCCAGTTGGGGCAGCGCCAGTGGCACCAACAGATACGTTGGAAATCCAGCTTGACAGTGAACCAGCTTTACGTGGGTCTGAACCTGAACGTGCGGTGTCTGCGTGCAGTGATTTTTCAATGTCACGACGAAGCTCCAAGCCTTTCAGAACTTTCTGATAGGCGGTTTCTTTGTCACGACCAGCTTTATCAACTGCATCCAAAGTGCCAGAAATCTGTGCATCTTTGACAGAGATTTGCATGTAGTTGCCCAAGCGAGTTGTAGCAGTAGGTGTAGCCAACGTAGCGTCGGCACCTTCGTTTACATAGTTAGTTGCTGAAGCAGCAGCCAACTCTTGGACTTGCCATTCGACAAATACACCATTGCCTGTCTCTTTTTTCAGAGCAGAAAACACTGGTGTTTCATCAGGGTCGATTCGAGTGATTACGTCGCTCAAATCTTCGCGTTCGCCAACGGCGGTCGCAGTAGTAAAAGTAGCCATTTTAAGACCTCATTCTTTCTAAAAGTAAATCTACAGCAGCATCCTTGCTGCCAGTTTTATTTAGGCGTTCTAGTGCCTGTTTACCGCGATTAGCATTAGCCTGCTTCTTAGTAGTGGGAGTGCCAGACTTAACTGATTTTGGTGCTTTAGTTACCTTCTTTTGAGCCGCTGGCTTTTTAGACATAAGCTCGTCATAAAGGTATGCTTTGCGTAAGGCTTCGATAGCCCGTGAATCACTTGCAGATGCCAGTTCCTGCTCCGTGTAACCCAGACGCTGTGCGTATGTAATTACGTTTTGCTTTTCCTTGGCTGCAATTTCTTCGTTACGCCACTCAGGAATACGCTCAAGCAACTGTTGTTGTTGCTCTGCAAGATACTGCTGGTGCTGTTGCGCCAACTGAGCTTGCTGCTCCTGTTGAATACGCACACGTTCAGCTTGAACCTTTTGGAGACTTTCTTTTCGGTCTCGATAGTTGTCACGCTGACGTGCCCATTCCAACGGGTCTTCCTGATAGAGATTATCCCAATACTCTTTGGGTTGCTCTTGCACCGAGTTAAGCTGGGTCTCAATAGCTTCTAAAGCTCGACCATACTTCTCGCGCTGTTGCGCCAAAGCCTGCATTTCTGCTTCTGAGTTCTTGCGAATCTCTGCTGCTTCTTGCATACGCTTTTGCGCTGCCTGCTCTAACTGGTAGGATTTGACAAGCTCGTCGGCCTTAACTTGCTTCTCTTCACCATCAATCTTAACAGTGTAATAAGTATCTTCGTCGTCTACTTCCTCAAGTTCGGAAACATCAACGTCATACTCTTCATCATCATCGTCTTCGTCATCGGATTCGGATAGCTCTTCAGCGTCGTCCTCTTCATACTCGCCTTCAGATGTCGCTTCAGTTTCGTCAATCTCTTCGACTTCTTCAACTTCAGCATTAGGCTCTAGAACTTCATCGCTTGCCTCTTCGGGGGCGTTCATGTTCAAGAGTTCGTCAATCGCTTGACTTTTCGTTAGGGACTCACCTGCACCCAGTAGGGTAGTAGTTTCGTCAGCCATGTCTTATCTCCTCTTAGGATTTCTCTGGAGGTTAATCTCCAGCTTCGCTAAGCTGCCTGTCTCGACAACTTCCGTCAAATGGTCTCGCACCACCATTAGTGCTTGATACATTTGAAAGAGCGTTTCTCGACTTTCTACAGTCGAGGAATCTTTCCAATCGTTGATATACTTCTCCTCAAGTGCATCAAACGTTTCAGCAATTAAAGGGTCGCGCAATAACGCAGCTGCGCGTTCCCCTCTGGCTTGCTCAGCCATTAACTTCCCTTCACTCATAACAGTCTCCTATACTGTTGCAAAAATACCACACAATGCTTTTTGTGCAAGAGGTATTATAATAACGATTATAACAAATGTTATAATGTTAAGAATTATGATGCAGACAAACCACTTTCTTTGAGCATATATTCAGCAGTAGCTCTCTTGCGGTCAGCCTCTTCTGGTCTATTATCGTCATCTAACTTGTCTGCTAGTGAGAGCAGTTTTTCGTAATAATTGTAAAAACTTTCTTCGCCAATTTTTTTCTCTTGTTCAGCAAGCTCAGAATTTCCTCTTTCAGAAAACATTTTAGACCTGTCTAGCCGTTGAAAATAACCTTTAATTCTGCTGTCTGCTGCCCATTTTTCTGTCCCAATTCTTTCTAGTAGTGCTTCCTCAGCCCTTTTATCTGCTGCGATTTTTTTAGCTGCCTTGTCTGCCTCTTGTTGCTCTGGGGTCATGGCTCGATATTTTTCACCAGCTTCTTTCATGGCTTCTTGAACAGTCGAAGCA